ATGGATTGTTCGGGGGAGGGGTGCGCCGATCTGGATTGCGAGCGCGGCCATTAGACCAGTCCCACAGCAATAAGCCACGACGGCGCGCCATGGGGGCACGTTCCATCGGGCTCGACAGTGCAACCGTCGACAGCTTCACAGATCGAGTCGTATACCCAATGTTCGATTTGCTCGTATTCGGGAGTCTCGTATCGCTCGCCTTTCCAGGTAACCGATCGTGGGAGTCCATCGCTTCTGTATTCGTTGCCCATTGTGTGTTCCTAGCTGAAGTGAAGGGTTAGCAATGTGGCGATCGTCGACGCGATACACGCGACTATCACCGCCTCTATTAGACCGATTAGGACGCCCATGGAGTCGCGGTCTTTCTTACTCATTAGCCAGTCCCAGCCACCGAACGAGGCCGTGCAAGCGGGCACCCTCGACGACCGACAGGCCCCAGCCAAAGGACAGGTCCTCAAGGGTGTAGTCGGCTCCCAGGTCGAACACCAGATCAAGCCGGTAGTTACCCGATCGGGAGAGTGCGAGCGCGACCGCTACCTCGATTACGAGCTGGGGCAGTTCCAGATCGATCGGAGTATCGGACCTGCCATAGCGGACTGCGATCAAGCGCTCGTCGCTCCGTCGGTAGAAGCCGGCGGTCGGATCGGAGCGCCAGTGCTCCAACAGGTGATTGACGAGCGCGCGCCGCTCAGGATTGCGCGCCGTATAGGTGCGATCAGCCCTGCGGCTACGACCCTTAGCCAGGAAGGAGACAGCGAGGCGGCTCCCCTGGACTGCTAGAGCTACTCGGGCATCGATACCCGGGACGGAGTAGACGGTATAGGTGCTAGGCATTGTCGGTCTCCTAGTTCAGGTTGAGCTCAGTCAGCACGACGCCCGTGGCGCAGGCGAGACAGAGGGCAGAGAGGGAGATAGCAGCGAAGAAGATCACAGCTAGCCTGCGATCGTAGCGAGGGTGCCGAGGAGGACGTAGGAGAGGGAGAGGACGTAGAGAGTAATCATTGTGTGTTCTCGGGTTAGTGGCGCTTGATTGCGACAATAGGAGTAGAGCACGGATCGATCGTCCTATGTAAAAAAACTGCAGTATCCGCGAAGAATGATCGGGTTCCCTTGTAGGTACACGAGAGGACAGGGGACTGAGCTGAGCTGAGAAACGAGGGAGAAATGAGGGAGAGATGTTGTGGGAGGACTATCGTGCTGGACCCGCTACTGACAAAGCTGTCAGTAGGAGCACAACACCCCTCCGACCGCATCGATTGTCTAATGAATTCGGGTACTTAGAGGAAAGCCCAGTGAATACGGGAACTTAGCTCAAGAATCGAGCTAACCCCTTGATTTCGTTAGGGAATAGGCCGGCTGAAACCCAAAAGTTTACATAATAGATATTATCGGCCCTTCGCCCGTAAGTGCCTGAATTCGTTGGGATCAGCTCAGAGCACTGAACAGGCGAGCAGTAGTCAATTGTCAAGCGAGCGTCAAACCTTGACAGAATCTGGTCATTCAGCCTCAGAAATTACAACTCGGCTCGAGGACCCCGTGAGGGACCCCCCTAGTAATTTCTCACCAATTCACCGTCTCGGAGAATCCGCGATAGCAGCTCTCACTGCGTCCTCGATATCTCGGATGTGATCTCTGGCTTCGCCTAGGTCTCTGTCGGCGTCGACCTGATCTGCTCTCGTCCAGTATCTACTGCCCCACTGCTTGGCGAGATCGATCCACCCTAGATCTGAAGCCCTCGCTGCTAGAGCTCCACAGATCAACCGAGTCCACCTCGAGGCCTGGCTGGAGTAGCTAGGGCCAATCTGCTCTGTCTCAGTCACTACGCTTCTCCGGTAGATACCGGCAGCTACTCTCTGCCAGCGCTTCCGGGTGAGAGGGGGGAGAGAGTCTCTACTGCGTCCCCAAAGTATGAGGTTCATCGCAACGCTCTCAGGGGCGTTTCTAGGGGTGTCCATAGCTTCACCTATGTCAGGGGGTAGGGTCAGGGGGTAGAAGTGATTCTAGGGGTGCTCTTGCTCGTCCTAGATACGGCTGAGAGCCCACGAAGCGATCGACTCGGCATCATTCATGGCTGGAGCGGGTACTCCTTCGAGCCTGGCTGATGCGATGAGTCCTTGTCCGTCGAGGTCTCCGGTTGTGATCCGGGTTCTCTCGGCGAGACGGATAGCCCACTCTCCGTACTCCGCCCTCCAGGACGTCTCGTCCTTCAGGTCGTGAATGAGTCCAGCTCGGACGACTTGGATCCGCAGTCTGGCGAACTGCTTCCTCACCGCTAGGGCCGAGAGGAGGTTGGACCTCCAGAACCCTGACTTGTCGCCGATGTGAGCCCAGTGGATGATGGCTCGGACCTCTTCTGGATCTGCTTTGTCCAGCCGCAGCAGGTAGTCGAAGTGCTGAGGCCAATCCTTGGGTCCCAGCTTCCTCTTCTTCTCGGCATAGCTCGGACTGTGGGTCTCAATCTGAGCGATCAGGTACTCCGTCAGAGCATGCGCCTCGTCGGATGGAACTCGCCCCGGTTTCGGCTTCACCGAGGGGGTCGTTTTTGGTGATCCGAGGTTCTTCTTTATAAGTTCTTGTTCTTGGTCTTGATTTCGCATACCGTTTGCGGAACCGTTTATTTTGGCCTTTTTCGGGGCCTGAGATTTCTCTACAACCCGCACCGTTGCTTGCTTTGCTGCAGTTGCAAAGATTCTGTCAAACGCGGGGACCAGAGAGTCCTTCAGACCCTCTCTGAGGAGGGTTAGAGCATCCCCTCTCAAAACACACTCGGGAAGGTTATCGAAACCGTTTCGCCAACCCTTTATCATGTTCGGATTGGCGGGTTGATTGTGGAGGATTGCGCGGGGTAGGAAGATCAGAGCTGGTCGGTAGCAGATCATGACCATCTCTTCGTCTTCCAGTTCCTTCAGGTGGAGGCGGACATCCGAGGTGTCCCACCCCAGATCGTCCGCGATGGTTCCTGGGCCGAGGGGGAGGAGTCCGGGGATCGGGATCTGGTGCGGGGTCGTCAGGAGGTATAACCAGAGGGTCTGGGCGTTCGGTTGGGGGCTGGTCAGCTTCAGGAATCGTTCATCGGTCCACATGGCGCGGGTCACCGCACTCCACCGCTTCGTCATTGGAGATCCCTTGGCTTACTGGTAGCGGAACTTGGCGCGCTGGTCGATCCAGGCCTTGACATCCGAGGAGCGGGCTCTCCAGGATCCGCCGACGCGGAACATGAAGCTGAGACCCTTGGGGTTGCTGGGCTCCTTCGTTGCCAGTGCAGCCAGGTCGTAGACCGTCCGAGCCTTGACGTTCAGGATCGTGGCTATCTGGGGGACGGTGAGGAGGGGACTCTGAGTCTCGACGCTCATATGTGGAACCTTTCGCGGTTTGAGGTAAGATGTTCACCACCCTAAACCGTTCCGCAAAAGACTGCAAGATCCGCGATGTCAAAAGTCCAGAAGATCAATGGTGCTGTAGCGACCAAAGAGGTGCGCCGAGCAGAGGTTTCGGAGCTGCTCGCGAAGAGGGTGTCCTACGGTGACGTGAAAAAGTCCCTGTCGGCGAAGTATGGGGTAGCCCAGACGACGGTCCAGAGGGACATCAAGGCTGTCTATGAGCAGTGGGCGGAGCAGGGTCGGGAGCAACAGGCGGGGAATCTGTCTCTTGCGGTCGAGAACTGCATGGAAGAGATCCGGCGGATCCGGTGGAACATCAAGGGAAGACCCGACTCGAGGGGGAACCCGACCTACGATCTGCACCCTCGGGACGAGTTTCGGTACTCGATGGCTCTTTTGAAGTGGGAATCGCACCTAGCGAAGCTTCAGGGGCTCCTGATTGGTCGCGTGGACGTCACCAGCCAGGGTGAGCCCATGCAGGTAGCGATGAACCTTCCAGCGGGACCGTTTGCTGCTTTTGAGCCCGGGTAGTGGACCTCACCCTCAACTACACCCCCTTCGCGAAGCAATTAGCGGCTCACGCCCGTCCTGAACCGATTGTTGGCTACTTCGGGGGCTGGGGATCGGGAAAGACGACCTGGGCGATAGCTGAAGCCTTCAGAAACACCTGTTTCCTCCCCGGAGTTCCCGGGATCCTGTGCTCTCCCACCTTCCCGGTGCAGAGAAAGACCCTCTATCCGACCATCGTCTCCCTGTTTCCGGGGGCGAGCCGGTGGCCGAGAGGTCGCGAGAAGGCGAAAGACTGTCTCGGACCCATGGCTCGGGAGTGGAACGCGCAGGATCGGGTCCTGACTTTGGACATCGGATCTCCCAAGACGCCCGCCAGCCGGGGAGGGACGGACTGGTTCTTCGGATCTGTGGATGATCCGGGGTCCATCGAGGGTGGCACCTACGGGTGGGGGATCATGGACGAGGCCCGCCTGTCCACCCACGATGCGTGGAGGGTGTTCAACTCCCGGATCCGTGACCCGAGGGCACCAATCCACCGCAGATCCATCTCCTCGGTCCCGTCCATGAACTGGATGTACGACGAGTTCGCCAAGGGACTCCCCGGTCGCGCCTATGTGAGGGCGTCCTCGCGCGACAACCCCTACCTCCCCAAGGACTACGTCGACAGCCTCAACCTCTCGGACAGGATGGCGCGAGCCTACCTCCACGGGGAGTTCGTCGTCCTCCAGGGTGTTGTCTACTTCACCTATGAGCCCCGCCTCGGTGAGAGCCTGGTGGACATGATCCCCGACGAGGAGTCCGCGAGCTGGGGAGCGCTCGACTTCGGAGGTCGCCGTCCCTACTTCGCCGTGATTCAGGATCGCATGCTCGACGAGAGGGAGGTCGAGGTCGTCGTCGAGGAGGTCGTCGGCGCCGACGTCCTGGAGACCGTCCACGCCTATGAGTGTACTCAGATGCTCAAGTCCTACGGGGTCGTCCTGAACGATGTGTTCTGCGATCCCGCCGGGACGAGCAGGAATGCCCAGACCGGGATGAGCTCCATGCAGGTCTACGAGAGCATCTTCCGGCAGGAGGGTGTGATGTCTGGTGGCATGAGGTTCACCACAGCGAAGTCCGACCGACACATCCCTGCCGGCGTCGAGGTCGTCCGGTCCAGGTTCAAGAATCACACGGGAGAGCGCAGGCTCTTCGTCGCCCAGCACCTCACCGAGAACGACCGGACCTCCTCCTATCCCGAGGGCGCGGTGGGTATTCACGGGGCTCTGATGGGCTACGCCTATCCCAAGAACAAGCCAGCGGACGCGATGCCAGCGAAAACGGGAAGGGAAGATCACGCCATGGACGCTCTTCGCTATTATGCGATCAACCGACACGGGGTGATGCAGGCTCCGAGTGTTCTGGACTTGAACCCGCCGCCCATGTCAACCATTATCGGAGCACATGCCTGGGTGGACGCTGCAGACCATCCCGACAACTGGTAAGGGGCGCGCGCCGTGAGGAAACCCACCACCGAGGACTACGCCAAGGTCGGCAACGAGTGGCCTATCACCGTCTCCGAGGGTGATGTCCAGCGAGCTAGGGCTGCGGGGATCAGCACAACGGTCTATCCCTCCACCTTCGACCCCACCATCTTGGCCGAGGCTGGGATGCGTCGGGACGCTGGCTACGTCGGGATCCCTCTGATCGGCGGCACCATCGACCTCGATCACAACAAGAACCTCGACGGTTACGACTGGCGCGGGAGCTACGACAACATCGGGATCGTGGATCAGATGGTCCGGGAGGATCCGGTGGCCCAAGCCATCCGTCTGGCGTGGACCCTCCCCCTCCTGTCCGTCCAGTGGTCTGTCCAGCCGGCCTCGGACGATCCCAAGAGCGTCGAGATCGCAGAGTTCGTCCAGAACTGCTTGTTTGAGCACATGAAGGGGGGCTGGGCAACCTTCCTCGAGCAGGCTGTCCAGTTCACCTGGCGAGGACTCTCCGCGTTTGAGATCGTCGCCCGCTACGACAAGGAACTCGGGGCGACGGTGATCGATCAGCTCGCCCCTCGCCTGCCGTGGACGATCCTGGAGTGGCAGCAGTACCCCGACGGTCGATACGGGTTCACTCAGTGTCCCAACCCGGCAGATCCGCCCAAGGGCAAGAGGATCCGAGGAGAGCAGGACGGGGCAACCCTCCCGCCAGACAAGCTGTTGCTGTTCCGGTTCCAGCCCGAGGGCAACAACCCGGAGCCCATGGGGATCTTGCGTCCAGCCTACTCCTCGTGGAGACAGCGTCGGACCTACCTGATCTTGGAAGCGACGGGCTACGAGCGGAGCGCTTACGGGATCCCAACCTGCACGGTCGAGCCCGGCGCCAACCCCGGGGATGTCGAGCAGGTCAATGTGATCCTCCGGGAGCTTCGGGCCGGGATCCGAGCCTTCGCCATGTTCCCGAAAGGGTTCAGCCTGGAGTGGACCGAGTGTCCAATGAAAGCGGACGCCATCCGAAACGCCCGAGTGGCGGCAGGCCAGGACATGGCGCGAGCAGCCCTCTGTCAGTTCCTGTTCACGGGCGAGTCTGCGGGCGCTTACTCCCTGATCCAGGGACAGTTGGACCATTACACGATGGCTTTGCAGCACGCGGCGAACGCGATTGCGACGACGATGTCGCAGGGTCCGCACGCGATCATCAAGAGGCTTGTCAACTGGAACTACCAGGGGGTCACCGAGTACCCCTACATCCAGGCTGGTGAGATCCGAGTCGGAGACCCAAAGCAGCTTGTCGAAGCGGTCAAGACCGCTGTCGACGCGGGAGTGGTCACCCCAGACGACCAGATAGAGGCGAAGATCCGCGATGTCCTCTCCCTCCCACAGAGGGTGGACAACGCAGCGAGGCCCATCGACGTAGACCCCTCCACGGGTCCAGGACAGAACGCGCCAGTTCCGCCTGACGACGACGGGTCTGACGATGGCTCCTCACCCGCCGAGCCCACCCCCGACCAGGGTGAGGAGCCATCCGCCTCTAGCCGAGGAGAAGAGCAGGCACGCAGGGAAGAGGAAACCCTCCACGAGCACTCCGAGACCTGCGGGTGCGACTCGGTGTCCCTGGCTGAAGTGGAGCGAGTCCAGCTGGATGTCTACACCGAGGGTCCGCGAGGTCGGGAGGTCCGCGCTGCCGAGAGGAGCGTCCGGTTCTCCGAGGTGAGCGGGGTAAAGGACCAAGCCAACGAAGCGATGGCAGCGACGATCACCGAGTGGCGGAACAGCGTGATCCCCGAGTACGCCCAGAGGCTCGCTCGGAAGGACTCCGTCGATGACATGCTGTCGGTCACGGTGCCTAGGGTGAGCGACCTAGAGGACCTTCTGATTGATGAGCTCCGCGAAGTCTACGATCAGGGGAAGGCTTCGGTCGAGCGAGAGGTTGAGCGGCAGGAGAAGGATCCCAGCCTCCGGGGTGAGATCGAGATCCAAGAGGTGCGCCCTCGCCAGGAGGGGGGTCAGGTCGAGTTATTCGAGTCCCCTTTTGGGCTGGCAGAGAAGGTGACGGCACCTGAGCCCCTTCCAGACGAAGAAGAGAGCTACATCGACGACATCGACCCGGAAGACTCGATCCGGTCGACGGCAGCTGCCGCAGCTCGGGAAGCGGGGGAGCGGGTCCAGCGCGTGGCTATCTCTCAGGTCCAGTCGGCTGGGGTGGGAGGAACTCCCCCTCCCCCTTCCATTCTCCTGGAGTCCGTCCTTGCTGGTCTCTTCGCCCTCTCTGTGGGGGTGGACTACCGGACAGCCCAGGCTGCATCCAACCTGACCTACGGTCTCGGGCGAGCCCAGGAGTTGAGAGCCTCCCCGGTCAGGCGATACCTCTATTCCAACCTGGCGGAGTCCCAGAGCTGCTCTCCCTGCGAGGAGCGTGACGGTGCGACATTCGGCGCCGACGAGCTTGCCCTCTACGCCTCCCTCCCCTTCTGTGTTGCCGGCCCCATGTGCAACTGTCTCGTGATCGGGCTGGTGGAGTAATGGCGGGAGGTCGACCAAAGCGGACAGACCTCCCCGAGGGGATCGGGGTCTATCCCGACTACGTGGTCTCGTTTATCGCGAAGGAGCAGGGTGAGCGGATTTCGACTCAGGGGGTGAGGTATCTGCGGGAGGTGAACAAGATCCCCCCCGCCTCCGAGCCCTACCGGAGTCAGTGGATCGCGCGGAATGTTCCCGACGAGGCTGACCCCTAGTTTCCTTGTCCCGACCTTCCTTGCGGACAAGCCCAGCCTCCACGCATGCTAGGCGCATGATCGAAGAAGAGGCATACGCGGAGTGGACAACTGCGTACATGAACGATCTCCCCGACAGTGCCTTCCTCTACATCGCTCCGGGCGGTGAGGCGGACGAGGACGGGAAGACGACGCCTCGGTCCCTCCGCTACTTCCCCTATCGGGATGCCGAGGGCAAGGTCGATCTCCCGCACCTTCGCAACGCAATAGCCCAGGCACCCAAGGCAGACCTCTCCCCAGAGATCATCTCCTCGGTCCAGGCCAAGGGTCGCAAGATCCTTGAGGGGCAGCGCGAGGAAGCAGCCGAGGAGGGTGACGCTCCCATCGACGAGGAGGTCGCTCCCGACCGACCGGATGCCTACCCTCCCCCCGAGCAGATGTCCGACTGGTCCGCCGTCGTCCACCTCGACGAGGACTACGGCAGCAAGACCGTGGAACTTGCCCGATCAGGCACGCACTACGGCAGAGCCTCCGACCGGCAGGTCGTCCTTTCGCCAGAGGACATCGAGTCCATGGCCCGAGGCTATCGGATCATCCAAGCAGAGCGCTGGTACAGCACGGGCGCCCCGGTTGGGTACAACCATGCGAGCCTAGCGGGCGCACTCGACGCGGAGAGCACCAAAGCGGCGGGTAGGATTCTTGAGGTCTCCACACGAGTCAATGAGGACGGAAGTCTCAGCCTGATGGGGCGCGTGCAGTGGACCGCAGAGGCCACTCGTAGGATCCGAGCTGGCGAGTTCGACGGATTCAGCATCGAAGCGGTGCCCCCGTCCTCTGCCCGCAGTAAGAAGAGCGGGGAGAGCCTCGGTGAGTGGGCACTCATCGGCGGCACTCTCACCAACGAACCATTCGTCGCTGGCATGC